AACTGCGTACGGAAGCTTGTACTGACATTATTTCACCTCTTCTACAGTTGAGTCAGACGAGGCTGACGATGTGATTACGGGTTCTTTGGGCGTGTTTATTTTAGCAGTTGTATCATCGTAAGACGCGCCTGCTTCGAGAGTGACGCCAAGCGTAGGATACACCCGTACGTCGCTTCCTTCGTTAGTGTGTTTCATGTTGCTCCTATGCTTGGATCATCTCTGTTACATCGAATTGTATCTCAGCGAAGGTTTCCGTCGCAGGACTACCTTCTACTGAAGACGGTTCTCCGTATGTACAGTTGATTACTGGCTCGGCACCTTGCCAAACCAGAGTTCCTGTCGTGTCGCCGAAATTATGGTCGGCGCGAAGCCTTGCTTTGATGGCGTCAATGAGTGTGTCGAATGAAGTCATGGCTGCTACAGAATCGCGCTCTAGCGAGTGCTGATAGACCTGCAAAACTATTGAATAATCTACGCGCTTCCAACCGCTTGTCGCGCCACCGATAGCCAAACGAGTTTCGCGCTCGCTCTGAATAAAGATCACAACCGCCGAGCGAGATAATTGCCCTGCTTGTGAATTTACTTGGAAATTGATGCGCTTCGGGAAGCTTGTGAAGATTTGGTTGAGTCCTGCTATGTTGCCCGTATTTAACCAGTTGTATAGCGTCGCGCGTACGCCTGTGCGCCCTGCCATTAGCGAATTCTCTTGTAGAGATCGAGCATTTTAAGCGCCAAATCAATCTCAGCACCGTAGAGCATGCCGCCAGAAATGTTGCCAGATGGCTGTGTCGTAATGTTCATAGTCAGCGAGCGATCGCCGCGCACCTTCAGAAACGCCGTTGTAATGAGTATACAAGCCTGTTTAATCGTCGTGGGCAGATTACCGAAGGCGACGCCAGACGCGTGTGTGAAGGCCAATGCAGCCGTCAATGGGACTGTCGTAGAGCCGTAGGTATAGTTACTAGCGACAGTAACTGTCTCGCTGCTCGCTCCGTCGTAAATTCGGAACTTCATGCCTGCGACAATGCCGTCAGCCGATTGCACAGTCATGGAACTAGCAGCAGCAACCGCAGTAGCGATCAGATTATTGACGTAACCTGATGTGTATTGGTATTTCACATAAACTTGCTGGCGTGGCGCTCCGTAAGGACCGAATGCCAATGGACCTTGACTTGAATAAGTCGTAGCAATGTTAGATAAAGGAATGATGATTTGTTGTGCCTCGAACCAAGCTTGTGAACAGTCAGGCATACTTATCAGGCTATTAGGGTTAGAGCCATACTCGAAACTTTGTAATGAAATTACGGGATTATTATTAGGGTGTAATGCGATCGTGCCTTGCCCAGTAATGCGAACTCGTTGTGTTTCTACTTGTGTAGACGCGCGCAGATTTTGATTGAGGTATTCGTCCATAAATGACGAGGCGCGTAGGATCGCGTTAGCCAATTCTGCGTCTTGCGCTTGCGCGTTACCGCCGACCACGAGATTATCGAAGTCGATGGAAGTAGGTGCGTTCTTGTATTCGGCGACAGTAATGTAAGGAGATTCGAAGAACGAATTCTGAGGTGTAATGCCTGTCGCCATTTAGTCTCCGTCTGTATTTATCCCTGAGCCGTTATCGTGGCCGCAACGACTGCATTTCTTGAACCAACTACCGAAGCCACAACCTGTGCAAGTGTATCCAAGATTTTCATTAGTCGTCGCTCCCATTAGAGAAGCTTCGAAAAAGCCTTCTGCCTTCATAGCCTTCGCATCACGATCGCTCACTGTGTAAACACCAGAACGATTCGGCTTATAACTTCTATTGCCTACTACTGTTTCCGCTACGCGCTTGTCTGGCGCGATCATTTTCTTTGCCATGTTGCCTCCTTATGTAAAGTGAGGGAGTGCGCCCCGAAAGACGCACCCCCCACTGCCTACTTATGCAGAAGTAATTCCTGAAACTGCACCGTTCCATGCTGGAGCAGTACAGAAGAATGTTCCTCGGAAGTAAGTTGAGAATTCGTATGCGAACTGTGTAACAGGCCACTGAATACCCATGTAATCTTGAACCATGAAGTTAGACCATACGTCTGAAACCTCAGTGTCTGGAATAGGAAGTGTAAAGGAGAGAACTGGTGCTACGCCCTGTGGTAACCATGGGTGTACTTCGAGATCTACTGCCTTACCTGTAACTTCGTTCTGAAGACCAGTAACGATAGAACCGTATGTAGTTCCACCGCTTCCTGGGTTATCAATAGTCAAACGATAGTTAGCAGTTGAGCCGCTCTTGATTGCATCAGAGAGTTGCTTACGATCGTTACCGTTGAGGGCAACCAAATCTGGATCTGCCTTGACTGAATCGTACAGACGTGCGAAGACTGTCTGGAATTCGGCACCGGGATTCGATGTAGAGAATGTTCCGTTGATGGCGTTGTTGAAACCTGAGTTAGCACCAAGAACTGTTGGAAGAATTCCGTCGTATCCTGTTGCGTATGCTGAGGTATCTGCTGACGCACGTGATGCTGCTGCGCCAGTTGTTGTGAGTGCTGCGTTGTTACCAGTGAGACCCTGTGTACCAGCACCTTGAATTGTGAAGGTGCCTGTGCCACGAAGTGTTCCCTGATACTTGAGGTTCGCTGCGCCTGTCGCAGTTCCAACATAAATGTTGTAACCGAGAGCGCCTGAGACTGCCGTTGAAACAGTTACAGTAAGTACGTCTCCAGAAGCAACGACTGTGTTGGCTTCTGTACCGAGGATTGACTCACCGAAACCTGTTGTTGAAATACCTGCGTCAGCAGTTACGTTCACGTAGTAAGTATTTGCTGCGATCGCAGTCTGTCCTGTCGCTGCGACAGGTGAAGCGAGTGCGAATGTAGGTGCTGAAAGTGCGCCTGAGTAACCGCTCGCAGTTCCGCGTGCCATCAACATCATGCGCTCTTCCATCAACATTGTTGCGTAGAGAGTAGATGTAGAAGACAACTGACGGAGATCCTGATAACCAAGACCTGAGAAGTTAGCGTCGAAGCTTACTGAGTCAGATAGTGAGTATGAGTTGTAAGGCAGTACTAGATCATCAGCAGCATAAGTAATTAACTTACCGCGCTCGTAGTTAATTGAACCGAACGCTTGTGTTGATGTTTCCGTAATTCCAGGCCATGTCTGTCCGACTCCGCCTGTACCTGTACCTGTGTATCCGAGAATTCTCTTTACACGGTGTGAAGTACCGACTCCCTTTTTACGAGGAATGCGATTACGAAGTGGTGTTGGGCGTGGTGTGAGCAACTTTGCAGGTGCTTCGAGATCGAAGGCTGCGAAAGATGTGCTCAAAGGTGATGTAAGTGTGATGTCCTTCTGGATCTCTTGCATTGCAAGGCGCTGCGAAGCGAGTGCGTTGTTGAGTCCTGCGAGTGCATCAGGTGTAAGAGACTTATTTGCTGCAAGTCCTTCTAGTGCTGTTAGTGGATCTGCGGCTGGCGCTTGACCGGGAACAGAAGAAGAATTCGAAAGAGACTTACCGAGAACCTCGGTGAATTCTTCCATCTTCTGTGCTGCTTCGATTGGTGTAGCGTCGCCGAACAGATCCTTAGCGCGTGGCATTTCCGCCATGAGTTTGGTTCCTTTCGGTTAGTTGGATTTAGTAATTGTGTCCGCCTCTGCGAAATACTTCTCCGCAAGAAGCTTGTAACCCTTCATAAGATCAGGGTCAGTGGACGCGTCTGCTTTAGCCTTGTATGTGGCTGCTTTTACCAAGAGATCATTGGTTGAATGATCTACTGGCTTGATAGTCCGCTTTGGACCACCAGCAACGGCGAGAGACTTCGCAACTGCTAACTCCGACTCTAAACTTACCGCTTTGTTCGCTGCTGCCTCTTTTGCATTAGCGAGTTCGGCGATCTCACGCTTGAGAGATTCGGTAGCACTCTTGATTGCTTTCTCAACGATTGCTTCTATTTCTTCTGAAAGATCAGATCCCTCAGAAACCTTTTCTTCTTCGACTGGGAGTTCTTGATCTTCCAGTTCTTTCACTTCTTCCGTCGCTTCTGCGCTCTTAGGAGTTTCTTCAGGAGAGATCATGTCCGCAGTGCTCACGTCTGAGCGCCCGTGTGAAGCTTCTGGAACACCGCAACCGCACTCTAGGCACTTATGGTTGTCCGCAGATTTTTCCATGTCGGCGTCGTCAGACATGTACTTATCACACATAGACTTGATTGTGTCGTCGTCCATGCCTGCTTCCTTGCAACGCTTCATGTAATCTGCCTTAGATTCACCCTTAGCAGGTTTTAATTCTTTCTTTTCGGCCTTGTCGTCTTCTTCTGGCTTGGCTGCTAGTTCGATGTCTTCTGATACTTCGTCCATTACTTCTCCTTCGGCAACTTCGCCACCGTACCATGCTAGGAGGTGATGAACCGCGCTTAATAGGTGTGCGATTGACATTTCTTCGTTACTGCCAGCGTCCATTTCATTTGCCTCTACGACAATGAGTTGTGCTAGGGCGCGTCGTGCGTCGTCGTATAACTTCTGATCGAATTTAACAATGTCGGCTGGTGCGATTGACTTCGAGAGTTCGATGATCTCTTGGGCGTTCTTCATAAGGAATGATCTCTTCTCTAAGTTGTCGGTAATTTTAGATAATTGTAATGCAATCGAGACTGACTTTCCCGCCTTTATGCGTACCATAGTATTGGTAATGTCACGGCTAAGGTTGAACGCTGCTTCTGCGTCGTCGTGGTAATTTTGATCTTCTAAAGATTCTACCGCACGATCTAACCGTGTCTTTGCTTTACCTAATTCTTCTCTGGCTTCTGCTGGGTCATCAGTTTTACCAGCACGGTCAATAGATTGGCGCGCGTCTTCGACGTCACTTCTGGCGGCTTCGCGAGTAGGATCGTCCGTCGGATTATTGCTTAATTCTTGCCCAAGGCTTCGCGCTTTATCGCCATGCTCGGCAATACGAGCCGAAGCCGCGTCACTGATACCGCTCTTGCCTCCGCCAGACTCTTGTTTAGGACCAGTTGATGGACCGAAACGTCCATTATCTTCGCGTGTCTGTTCTTTCTCAATAAGTTCTTCCGTCTTCCACATTCCACTCTCGCCATCGACACTCTTAGCAAGTACGAGTTGGCAATTAGGGTTTGCAGGACGATCGACCAAGCTTACTTCTACAATCTGTCCGTCAATAATGCGGCCATTGGCTGCCTTCTGATCGCGCACAACGCGTGGCGACTTAATTCCGATACTAAAACCTTTCAGCACCCCGGTATCGACCTTCTTAACCGAAATGGGATCTACGACTAGCGCATGAATGTAATGTCCGTCAGCCTTCTTCTCGTATTCTTTCGCTACACCAGCAGCGATAGAAGAGTGTTGCTCTCGAATGTTGCCGCCTGATTTAAACCATTCTGGCATAGCGCGATCTAACCACAAAGGATCGCAAATTTGCTGGTCAATGTCTAGAGAGTCATCAGTCGCCTTACCATAAACCATAAGAGTTCCGTCATCGCGCTTATCTGCTTTAATGATCTCGAAATACGCCGTGGTTAAGTCTTTCACTGTTGATTTCTCCTTAGTTTCTTCTCTGTTAGTAATGCGTTTAGCCCACGATCTGCCAGCGTCGCCACCCCATAGTAGCCATGCTATGTAACCTGCGCTATCGACTCCCCAACCTTCACCTTTTTTATCTACCTCGTGGCGCGCGAAGTATGAGTTCATACGCTTTAAGGTATCTAAGGATAACGCCTTACCATTAGATAAATCTCTCGCGCGAGCGACGCCCACCGCAGTGCCACCTCGACCATGCTTCTCGCGTAATTCTAAACCGCGTTTAGCGTTGTTTCTAACTGCTTGTGGAGGTACATGTCCGTCGGCCATTTATGTATTCCTCCTTAAATTATTGCTAATCATACGCCAGACTGTCGAGATAATCTTGCCCCAAGCTTGGATCATCTACTACGCCTAAGACTACTGGTAACAAGGCGCAACGACAATTAGGGTGTGCTGGTGGTTGGTAATCTCCCGAGTTAAATGGCTGCCCTAGATTTACGACTTGCCCTTCGTTCACTTCACAAATGTCGCAAGGCTCTAGTGCAGCCCATTCGACCTGTTCGATCTCGGCTTCTTCGTATGTAAATAATGATGCAGCAGACATGGCGCGATTCTGCTCCGTAATGGCAATAGTCAGCGCTCGCGCAGGGTCGCTAATTCGATCTGCTAACGCCTTAGCCGTCTTGGCTGGCGAATCACCAGCCGCAATCGAGTCTGCAAGCGTGTTACCAATTCTGTCGTAGCCAGCCTTAGCAATAGCCTTACTTACGATCCCTGCGTTCTGTAAGAATTCTTTGAATGCACCGCGAGGACGCAGTAATAGCGCTGCTGCTTTATTTCCTGGAGTCCATGTAGACCAATCAATAGTCGCGTCTGCCTTCGTCAATGATTTATCGCGCTTCCTAATGGCCTTTGCAATAGATTCTTGCGCAGAAGCTTCCCCCAAGACATAGCCGTCGGCATAAACCTTGCGCAATACCGCCGTAACTGGGTCGAGATTTACTTGCACATTCAGCATAGCCCACGCGCGAGCGCGCGCGCGATCTTGTGTAATGTTATCGCTGACCGCAGGTTGTGTCCGTAGATACTCTTCTACGACGTCTCTTACATCAATACTTTGCCGTATAGCGCCTCGGATCTTGACTGAATTCTTCGCTGCTAAACGCCCATCAGCCTTATGAGCGCCCCACATTAGGAAATGTAGGCTTTTGCTAATTGGCGAGCCGTCTCCAAATCGCCTTCGGCAGCACAAGCATTAAGTGCGCCTGCGACAATAGGATCAATAGTCTTAAATTCGAAGTCTCTACCGCGACGACCCTTGTTAGCCCACTTCATAAACGCCTTTACTTCCGTAGCGACTTCTTCTTTAGCAGGTGCAGTCTCTTCTTCAATTTCTTCTTCTTCAGTTTCTACTTCAGGCTTCGCTTCGGGAGCAACCTCAGTCCCCGGTATTTCTGTCTCTCCGTCTGATTCTAGTTGTGGCGCAGATCCGCCAGCCATAGCGTCAATGATCCCATCAGGGCTGAACAACAATACTGATGGACCAGCGAGAAGAATTGGCATGTCTGCTTGTGGAGTATCGAGAAGAGGCAAGCCCATCTCTGCACGACCTTCATTTACTGTCTTCGCAGCCGAAGTAATTTCTATCTGGTGCTTACGCGCAGTTGATTCGTCATCTTGACGCTTGCTTGGCATAAGCTTGAACTCTAGTTCGCGTGGCATACCGAGATAAGCGTATGAAAGATTGGTGAGCATTTTGTTAAGCCAATTTACGAGAGGCTGTGCGCCAATAGTTTCTGCGTTGGCTGCTTTACCTTCTTCGAAACCTGAGCCGCCTAATCCACCCTTAGGGTTGTATCCAATTTCCGTAGGCTGCACGCCGAAGTGTCCGCAAATAGATTCAATGAGGAAGTTATCGAGAGTGTCTTTAAACTTCTCTCCGTAGCCTTCGTCCATAACTGCCTTTAGGCCAGTAGGTAGGAGGCGAGCGCGCTTGCGTTGTTCAGTTTGGCCTGCGAGATCATCGTTGAGAATGTTCTCGTATGCGCGTAGAAGATCTGGATTCGTACCCCATGTAGCGTCTGTTTCGAACATCATTGCAGGCACGACGCCGTCTGTGTATTCCGCGCGTATCCACTGCTGGCGACGTAGATAAATGTCCGCAAGAGGCAAGCTTCGCTCTACTGGTGATTGCCCATAAACGCTAGTAGTACGACGATTACGCACGAGGTATGCGAGATCATCGGAAGTAAATTCTCCGTCCGCTTGGGGATCATCACTATTCGCAGAGAATTCTGAGCGAGGGAAGCCGTAAAGAATTTGCTGAAATGCAGGTGCAGGTGCCATTGGTCGCATACCGCGATCGTCAAGTAGTGGCTTAATGGTCGCGCCGTCTAGGATCTGCAAGCCATAGAGTTCGCCGCCGACTGTCTTCTGTGGCCAAATAGCCAACGCGTCAATAACGAGGATCTCTTCTAAGGCGATCGTTAGCCAATCGGTGAATGTAAGTCCGTTAGCGCGATCTGGGTTCTCCCAAAATGTGCGAATGCGATCTATCTCCCCAGTCATTTCGTCGCGCGCCTTTACCATTGCGCGCACATGATCGCCGCCTGACCTCGCCTGAATCTTTTCTCCTGCGTCTTGACCTAGCACAATGTCGAACTCAAGCCCGACAAGCTTGGCCTTAATTACTTCCACACAACGACGAATTATGTCGATCTGATCTGCTGCTGCGCGTAGTGTTTTAAATGGGACTAAGCGAGTTTCTGTAATGTTAATGTTTTGCGCGACTTGGTATTCGTAACGACGAGGATCTGGTCGCCCGTCAGCGCGTAGTGGGTTAATTGCTCCCGGTGTAATTGGATTTCCAGGACCAAATGGCACCATAGATAACCAAGGGTTACGTTCTAATGGGACATTATTTCCGTATGTTTGGCCGATCGCGCCATTTGCCTGTCGCATTTGTTGTTCCGTCATAGTCACAGATCCTGCTGGGAGATTAGGTGCTGCCTTTTCTACATTCGTTCCTGCTATTGCTTTTGCGATACGATCTCTTAGACCCACGTGTATCTCCCTAGTTTGCCCTTATGTTTCGGCTCGCGTAATAGTACCAGTTATACGATCAGATCCCAGTTAAGACTATCTTCATTCCATACGTAAGTTTTCTTACCTGCTGGATAAGGTTTTGGCGCTTGCCATTGTGCTTTAGAATCTAATACCCATGACTCGTAAGGTTTAGGCGCGATAAATGCGTCTAATTCAGCGTCGTAGGAATACCCGATCCCTGCATAATTCTTGCGATAGCCATTTATCGCAGCATTGTAACTTGTCTTAACCCAAGTACCACCGAGATTATCTAAGAGCCATTGATAACCTTCATCGCCAGCAGGATCATTGTTGTCTCCTACGACGACACGAATAACTTTATTATTTTCGTCTAATTCTGCCCAATGCGACATCACGTTACCTCAAATACCTAATAGAAATTACACCAGCAGCGCCGTTATTGTTTCCTGCTCCTGCGCCACCACCATAATAAGCGTTCGTTCCGCCGTATCCATCACGAAGACCAGAATCACCACGAGCGCCACCTGATAAATACCAAGTTCCGCTGACAAGTTGCCCTAGCGAAGCAGCACTGAGCCAAGCTTGATTACCTGAGTAACCATCACCGCCACTACCACCGCTAATACCATTAGAAGGAGCATTAGGAGGATTCGCACTTCCGCCAGCAGTACCAGCGCCGCCACCACCACCACCACAACCACCAAGGCCATTGGCAGAACCATTACCGCCAGCATTTCCGTATCCAACATAACCAGTGCCTGAACCTTGTGTCGTACCGCCACCAATTCCTACCACACTTCCACCTACACCTCCGCCACCGCTGCCTGAACCTCCTGCTACGCCGTTGGCGTTACTCGGTGCGCCGTTACTGTAACCACCTGCGCCTCCGCCACCTACTGTATTACCGAACGCGCCAAGTGTCGTCGGTGATCCACTTCCTGCGGGACCGCCATTGACTGTCGGGGCAGTTTTAAATGCACCTCCGCCACCAATAGTTGCTGCGTAACTAGACAAATTTAAAACAGCGTCGGTATAAAGGACTACTCCGCCAGCACCACCGCCACCAGGTTGTCCTCCCGATCCGCCGTTACCACCACCACCACCAGCGACGAGAAGAATGTCCGCTACTAAAGTTCCGCCAGTTATAGTGAGAGTTCCATTACTTGTGAATGTGCGGTAATAATAAGTTGCGTCTTCCGTTAAAACACCACCTGTTACAACAGGCTTCGGAATACTGACTTGGGTTGGCTGAGCAACTGTGCCATAAATAGCGCGTCTCATTTAAATACCAGAATAAATAATAACTACTTCTCCTGCGCTTGTCGCGCTTGCTGCAATCGCCCAAAGAGAATCGTTAGCGTTCATGTTAAGAACCAAGCTTGCATTGGCAGCGATAGTTAAACCTTTGTTTGCGCCAGACGTTGTGCAACTCGCGTCGCCGACGAAGATCGAGGCAGCAGATCCGTTGTAAATGGTAACTGTCGTGTACTGCAAGCCCGTAGGAATTGTGAAAAGTTTCTGTGCTGTTGCTCTGACGATTGGGGTTAAATGAACTGTAGCCATTTTGTCTCCTTTAAGATTCAGGCTGAATCATAGCACTACCACACTTCGAGCAATGGCTTTGCGACTTGGGCATAGGCAACGCGCACTTACCGCAGAAGTTAGCAATGGCGTTAAAGTAATTCGAAATGTTGATAGTCCCCAGTAGATCCGCGAACCCTTGCACCATAGCGTCGAGGCGATCTGGAGAGTCTGAACTTTCGGGCGTCCAGATAGTCATTTGCTCTTCGAGTTTCTCATAAACGCCGTGGTGTTTAATGCGACCCTGCTCATACATGGCAGCGACAGGCTCGGCACGAAGCTTCTTTCCCACATGCGCTCGCACTTCTCGAATGGGTAACGTCGGATCAACCTGTCGTAAAACCGCACTTACCATGTCTCCTCCCTGATTAACTTCTACTAGGATCGAGTCAGCCCGGTATTCCTTATAAACTTCTACCGCTTTGCGCGCCCATTCGAGTGGCGAACCCTTAAATGAATGATCCCCTAATACATACCCGAACCCTCGCGCGTCTGCGCCGCATACAAGAATTCCCGTCTCGTCAGAGTCCTTCGTATTAGTGATAGCAGGGTCGATTGATACAGTAATGCGAGATAAAGGTGGTAACTCCGTAATTCGATTGCGCTCAATGAGTCCACGAGTCCAAAGTGCACCTTCTACGTCCTCTAGGATCTCCCCATAGAGTTCTTGGCGTCCTAATCGAGTGTTGTTATACCTCGCTTGGAGTTCTATGAGCGCTTGTGGCGCGAGATTGGCAGCGTTATCGAAGGTTGATCCTCGGACTACCACTACTGATCCGTCGTTGCGACTATTTAACTTCCGAATGATGGGAACAGGCTTAGGGGTGGTGGTAATTACAGTGCGAGGGTGCTCACCGAGGCGTAACCCGAACTGCAACTGGTCATAAGTGTCTTCATAGCGCCAAGCGGCCAACTCATCACACCAAGCGCCGTGATGTTGAGGACCACGCAAGCGATCAGGCTCGTCTGCTGAGAATAACTTTATTCGGCTTCCGTTTGTAAGCTTGATTTCGCCAATGGATCTGTTGTAATAATCGAGGACACCGTATTGACGCAGAATGGGGAGAAGACCCGACTCGCCCTCTGCACAAGTATCTCGAACGTCTCCGAAGGTTGGTGCGATGACTGCCCATCGAGTGTTGTTTTGGGTAATGGCCTGCCACGCCAGCCACTCGGCAGCAGTCCTTGTCTTACCTGCGCCACGCCCAGCGAGGTAGAGCCATGTAGTCCATTCGCCATTATCAGGTAATTGCTCTGGGCGCGCTAGGGTCGCTTGCCACGTCGCTCTCCGTGACGCGAGTTGATCGTACAAGGTCAATGATTCGCTGGGTATGCTCTTCGAGAATAGATCCGTCATAAGTAATTATCTCCGCTTGGATCTTGGTAGGTGCGTCGAGTCCGAGTATGCGTGTGCGCCTATCAAGTATTCGGAGTACTGCGTCAATCGCTTTAATGTCCCCATCTTTTGCCCTCTCCCAAATAGCGAACTGTAATCTGTCTAGGCGATCTACTTCGACTGCCCGTAACTCATCTATCTTCGGTTGAACGATCTTCCCTAGCGCTCTTTGATACGCCTTGTATGCGCCAGATGGATTCGCATAACCCGTAAGTTTTGCGATCAACTCCCACGTCGCGCCTGTTCTGCGTAACTCAATGATCCGTGCTTCTTTTTCCGCTTGTGCTATTCGCTCAGCGTCTAGGTCTACAACTTTTCCTGTCATAAGCGTAATTTATCCTGCTCGCCGTAATCTGTCTATTTGATAAGGGTTTGTTGCGCGATAGTCGCTGCGTCGTGATTATCTAGGAGGCTATCGGCAAAAATAGTAGGAGGCTCTTTGATGGCGTCTGCTAGATCCTCTGCCTCGCAGAACACTGCTTTGTTGGCTAACTCGTCATCTTCCCTACCCGTGATCCATTTCTTATTCAGCATAAGTCCAGCGCCTGCGTCAATGGCCTCTAAGAATGTGTATTGGGTTCCTCCGCCGTCTCCTGCGATCGAACTCATGTCTACTGCCCATTGGTATTTAGATGCAATCAACGCGCCAGCCCATAAGTTGTCCGCAGGGAATGTACCTTCGTAGTGTTTCTGCCAGTCGTCAGGAAGCTTGTGATAGGCATACATAGTGTTGGCTGCTCCGTGTAGGCGGATCTGCTTATTGTGAGGTAATTTCTCATTTGCGGCGATAATGTGATGAGTCCCTTTATCCCAGTCAATCCGAGAGAAGGCTCCAGCCCAGCGTGTGCGCTTTTGCCGTGCGTAAGGGTTGCGAGCGTATGGGTGCGGTAGGTATCGCGCCTCTATACCCTTCTCAGCGAGGTTTCTGACGTTAATGGGACGTATTGTTATGACGTCTTCCGCAGTTCGCAGCAGGGCTGGGATCTCGCCTTTGAGTTCGGTAGGGTCGTGAATGATGATCTTTGCGCCAGCCATAAGTAACGCTTCTGTTTCGTGTTCGAATGCTTTCGTCGTCGCCGTAATGATAGAAGGCGTTTCCGCAGCGATCAAAGTTGCGTCGAGTAGGCTCAAGTTCTGGTATCGGATCTGCCTACCCCAATCGCGAGTCTGCTTTTCCGTCTTATTGCCTATTCGGAATAGGTGAGGATCGTGCCCAGCCGCCTTCAAACCATAAAATAAGTGAGCAGTGTATGTAGGCCAACCGCCATACTTGACGTCTGGTAAATAAAACAACGCGACTTTCATTTGCCTTCTCCTTATTTTACTTTTGTGCGAAGCGTGGGTGTTCTTTTTCTCCCTTTATGACTGCGACCATTTGCTCTTCGCGCATTGTGCGTGTCGCCATTCCTTGTGCAGATTCGATCGCGTAAGTAAAACAATCTTTCATTCCGCGTAATGCGTAATACACAATCGAGTAACGATAAGCGTCTTGTGCGATAGGGGTCATAGGTGTTACGCCGTGTACATACTTATAACCGGGGAAGAACGTAACCCA